TGGAGATGTTGAGGGTTTTGCAGCCGTTGCATTCCCACTAGTACGCCGAGTATTCGGTTCCTTGATCGCCAACGATCTCGTTAGCGTTCAGCCAATGAGCCTTCCATCAGGTCTCATTTTCTTCCTAGACTTCACCGTCTCTACAGATATTGGTGCTGGCTTGACAGCTGATAACCCACGTCTAGGTTACCCAACAGGTACATCACTCTACGGTGGTGGCGTTGTTGGTGCCCAGTTGACAGGTGGTGTCGACCTCTCCGGCGTTAACGCTGAGCGTGGTCCATACGCCCTCAACAACGGCTACTCTTCCCCAACAGGCTCTATCACTGTTACTCCCACACTCGTAGCATCTGGTAACGTTGATGTTGGTGGTGCATTCGATGCCGACGCTGGCTTCACAGATGGTTACGGTGGTACTGAGATGCTTGAGTTCGATCCAGATCTCGTTTCTGGTTCCGGTGTAGCTATTGCTACAATTCCTGCTGCTTCTGCTTCAGCCGGCCAGTTCAACTTTGATGACTACGTTGCAATCCTCGCAACAGGTCTTCAGGATGGACTACAGGTTCGCCGTTTGACTCGTAAGGATGAAGAGGACGATGCTAACATTCTTATTACAGCTGTTGGCACTGGTTCTGCAGCTGCAGTTGCTGGTCTTCTTGGCGCCGTTACGGCTTTCACACTACCTATCGCTGATAACTTCGACCCAGGCGGTGCTCTCGGTTCTGTTGTAGGTAACGATACATGGGGTCTTGAGGGAGCTGAAGACATCCCAGAGATCGACATTCAGGTCGATTCCGTAGCAGTCACTGCTGTAACCAAGAAGCTCAAGGCTAAGTGGACACCAGAGTTGGGTCAAGACCTCAACGCTTACCACAACCTTGATGCCGAGGTTGAGCTTACACAGATCCTCTCTGAGCAGATTGCTCTTGAGATCGATCGCGAGATCCTTGAGGATCTTGTACGTGACTCTTCCGCTGGTATCCGTTACTGGTCCCGTCACCCAGGTGAGTTCCTTGATCGCGAGACAGGTGCTGTATCCACAGTGACTCAGGACTTCACTGGTAACGTATCCGAGTGGTACGAGACTCTCGTTGAGACAATCAACGACGTTTCCGCCCAGATCCACAGAAAGACACTCCGTGGTGGTGCCAACTTCGTAGTCTGCGGACCAGAAGTTGCCAACATCCTTGAGTTCACAGCTGGCTTCCGTGCAAACGTTACAGCTGATGCTGACCGTGGTGATATCGGTGCTGTCAAGGTTGGTGCTCTCTCCAAGAAGTTTGATGTTATGGTTGACCCATACTTCCCACGTCAGTTGATCCTCGTTGGTCGACGTGGTTCCAGCTTCCTTGAGAGCGGTTACGTGTACGCACCTTACGTACCACTACAGACCACACCAACAATCTTCGGTGTAGAGGACTTCGTACCTCGTAAGGGTGTCATGACCCGTTACGCCAAGAAGATGGTCCGTCCAGACATGTACGGCTTGGTTGTCTGCAAGGGTCTCGTAGGCTAACACTACCTGACTTAAGGTCAAAATAATGAAAGCCCTGCCTCTTTTGAGGTGGGGCTTTCTATTTATTAATAGAGCAAAACGAGGATTCTTCTATGGCAATTCCAAATTTAAACCCAGCATCAACTTCAAATGCTAATATTCTGCCGGTCACGGGAGCAGCAGGCAGTGTCGCTACAACGTTACCTTTTGGTATTTACGCTACATCAAATGCTTTCCTATCAGGCGCTGCAGATCAGGTTGCCTACACATATAAGAAGCTGGGCGGCGATGTATTGGATATTGAATTGGCAGAAGGAAATGTCTACGCTGCTTACGAAGAAGCAGTTTTAGAATACTCATACTTAGTAAATTTATTTCAAACAAAGAATTCTCTTTCTTCTTATCTTGGTGCTAGCACGGGCTCTTTTGATTCAGACGGACAGATAGTATCAGGAAGTTCTTTATCGGGATCTAACATTGCTTTACGTTATCCAAGATTTGATTATGGCTATGTTCGTAGAATCTCAGAGGGTCTTGCAACAGAAGCTGGCTTTGGTGGAACAACTCCGATTTACTCTGCATCAGTAGATAGAGTAACCAATCAGCAAGATTACGATTTACAAACAATCATCTCTGCTTCATCTGCAACTGACACCTCATCTGCTTTCTACCAACAGGTCGGGGACAAAAGAGTAACTATCAGAAAAGTATTCTTCAAAACACCACGAGCAATGTGGAGATTCTATGGTTACTACGGTGGGTTCTCAGTTGTAGGTAACTTAAGAACTTACGGTCAGTATGCTGACGATTCTACTTTTGAGATTGTCCCAACTTGGCAAAACAAACTTCAAGCAATGGCTTACGAAGATGCGCTTTGGACAAGAGTTTCACATTACTCTTATGAAATTCACGACAACAAGCTAAGAATTTTCCCAACCCCGGACAGCACTTCACCGGAAAAGTTCTGGGTTCAGTTTACAATTAATAACCAATATGAGCCTTGGGACAATCAGCCAGGAGTAGATAACGGCGCCGAGGGTGTTAATAACATTAACACACTTCCATTCGAGAACATTCCATATGAAAACATTAATGCCATAGGTAAGCAATGGATTCGTAGATTTGCTTTGGCTTTAACAAAAGAGATATTGGGGCAAGTAAGAGGTAAGTTTTCTTCTGTTCCAATCCCAGGAGAGTCTGTAACTCTTAACGCGGGCGAACTTCTTTCGCAAGCCAGAACTGAAATGGATCAGTTGAGAGATGAACTTAAAACTATCCTTGATGAAACAACATATGATAAGTTGGCTACTGTGGATTCCTCAATGCAAGACTCTGGCAGGAAGGTTCTTGAGAATATTCCAGCCGGCATTTACGTAGGATAAATAAATGTCACGCAGCAAAAAAACAGAAAGACAAATAAAGGACAAAAGATCACAACGTTTTGATTATGTTGGCGACAAAGAAGTTGCTGCTAAACTTCAAGAGATAGAGTTTATGCCTTCGTCTTTAGAAACAATTGATGGGGCCATGCTTAAATTTATTGATGAAGATCTTAACCTTTTTACGAATACTAACGATGGTTTCAAGAAAGTTCCAGTTCTATGGGTTACAGCAGAGCGAGCCTTCCAGATAAAACACAACAAGGATCTGCGAGATAAAGAAGAAACCTTAATCCTTCCTTTAATAACGCTGAATAGAACCAACGTAACCAAAGAGCCAAACTACAGAGGCACCGTATATGCCAATCTATATCCCGTTAATGATGAAAAAGGTGGCACTATAACAATTGCGCGCCAAATTAATCAAAAGAAAACAGCTGAGTTTCAAAATGCGCAGGCAAATAGAAAGTACGGTCCAGACAACAATGTTTCGAGCAAGATGTACAATACCAATAAAAGAAACATGTCAACTGCTAAAACTGTTTACGAAACGATAACAATACCCTTACCGGTCTGGGTTAAGGTGTCATACCAAGTTTCTATTAGAACCGAGTATCAGCAACAAATGAATGAACTTATTCGCCCTTTCCTTACCGTGCCAGGAAACTCTCGGATGCCTAAAAGAATCACCAATGAGGGTCACGCTTATGAAGTGTTTGTTGATGGTGGTTTTGCCAATAATTCCAATCAAGCAAACCTAGGCATGGAGCAACGTAACTACGAAACAGACATCAATATAGAAGTAATGGGTTATCTTATCGGTGAGGGCGAAAACCAAGAAAGACCTAAGATTGTAAAGCGTGAGAACGCTGTAGAATTTAAGATTGGAAGAGAGAGAACTATATTTGGCGACATCCCGCAAAACATAAAAGATGGTTTTTACAGAGAATAATTCTCTTCCCACTATTTAACACTATTTACTTTGAACATTTTCGCAATGTAGGAGAACCGAACGAATGTCAGTTAAGAATTACCGATTTGTATCCCCAGGCGTTTTCGTCAACGAAATTGATAACTCCCAGATTCCTGCTTCCCCAGCCGGAATCGGTCCAGTTATCATTGGTCGCGCTGAGAAGGGGCCAGCCTTAAGACCAATAACAGTTAACTCTTTTGAAGAGTTTGTGAATGTTTTTGGTACGCCAAGCCCAGGCACCGCCGGCGATGATGTGTGGCGGCAAGGCTCTAACACAACTGCTACAACATACGGCATGTATGCAGCTCAAGCTTATCTCCGAAATAGCTCTCCTTTAACTTACATTCGCTTACTTGGCGCTGAGTCTGAAAACGCTACAACAGCAGGCGAAGCCGGCTGGCAAGCGAGTGGAGATGCTTACGGCGTTTTCTTATTCAACACAAACACTCCAGCAACAGGCGTCACTGGCTCTCTATCAGGTGCTCTCGCAGCAGTCATCTACACAGCTGAGGATTACGTTGTTGAGTTAAGTGGTACTGTATTGGCCGCTACTGCATCGGCTGGTGCCTTTGAAGACGGAGATATTGTCTCAGGTTCTGATTACGTTATCAAAGAAGCATCTTCTAATTTCACAGCGCTTATTAAGAGCGGATCCACAGAAGAGAAGGTAACTTTCAACTTTACTGAAACTGATGCTCGTTACATTCGTAAGGTTCTTAACACGAACCCACAGAGACTTAACTCGGGTATTACAACAGATACAAAGAATTACTTCTTGGGTGAAACTTTTGATGGACACATCAACAACATTCTTAACTCTAGTGCTACAACTTATGCTGCAGTCGCAAGGATCTACCATGACGCTTCGTACATTGGTGAAGATTTCCGCCAGCCAGTACGATCAGCTAGAACACCACAGGTTATTAGTTGCCGACTTGCTCCAACAGAGGCGCCTCTTAACTTGTTCCAGTTTATCGCAAGAGGCGATGCCGGTGATTGGACAAATAGAAACATTAAGATTTCTATCCAAGACATCAAGCAGTCCACTAATACCGACACTGATTACGGCACATTCTCTGTAGTCATTCGCCACATCAGTGATAGCGACAACGTAGTTCGTGTTGTAGAGCAGTTTAACAACTGTACTCTTAACCCTAACTCTCTTGATTATGTAGCTCGCAAGATTGGTGACTACAGAGAGACCTGGGATGAGAGTGAGCGTCGTTACATTCAGGAAGGCAACTACCAGAACAACTCACAGTACGTTTACATTTCTATGAATAGCGATGTGGATGCTGGCGTAACAGATGCTGCGCTTCTACCATTCGGTTTCCAAGGTATCGTTAAATACGAGGACGAAGAAGATCTTATTTCTGGTTCTGCAGCCCCGGGCGGTAACTGGGTCACTGGCTCACTTACAGTTCCAACCGGTTACACAAATAGTGTATTCGTGATTTCCGGCTCTTCTGTTAGTGCTTCCGTTGCGTACCCACGCCCAACATTACGTGCAAACGCAACAGACGGCAACCTTACTAACCCAACAGATGCTTACTTTGGTTTGCAAACAACACCAGATGCCGCCAGCACAAGATACGAGAAGTCAACCTTGGACCTCTTAAGACCTCGTGGTGGTATTGTAGATATTGAAGGATCGTCCGCTGCAGCAGCAACCGTTCTTTCGCCTACATTTACATTGGACGATATTGCTTCTGGTTCAGCAGCAGAGGGTGTATACGTAACAGGATCCCACGCTGGTGTTGTATCTGGCGCTCCAGCTGGTTCTTACACATTTACTAACGGAGCCATCGCGGGTGTACTGGACGCTGGTTACGATCGTTTCACAGTGCCGCTATTCGGTGGATTTGACGGAACGGACGTTTTAGAGATGGATCCATTTGCTAACAGAACAATGTCCGGCACTCCTTCTGACACAAACAGTTATGAGTTCTTCTCTATCCGTAGAGCCATAGACTCAGTAGCTGACCCAGAGGTAGTTGAGATGAACCTAGCGGCAGTTCCGGGTCTTACACAGGATGGTCTAACAACTCACTTGGTAAGAACTTGTGAGGACCGTGCAGACGCTCTAGCAGTTATCGATCTTCCAGGCGCCTTCACCCCACGCGAGGAAGGCACAGCGATTAACCGTAACAACACATCAAACAACATTACAACACTTGTAAATGGTTTGAGAGACCGAGGACTAAACTCCTCATACGGTTGCGCTTACTACCCATGGGTCAGAGCCAGAGACACCATCAACGGTGCCTTCCTTTGGCTCCCACCATCCGTAGCGGCCATTGGTACATTCTCTAGCTCACAGCGTAAGACACAGGTTTGGTTCGCACCAGCTGGTTTCAACCGCGGTGGACTTACAGAAGGCTCCGCAGGTATCCCAGTTGTTGATGTAGCTCACCAGCTTCGTCGCAAGGATCGCGATGATCTTTACACAGCGAACATTAACCCAATCGCTAAGTTCCCGGCTGAGGGTGTTGTGATCTTCGGACAGAAGACACTACAGGTCACACCTTCTGCTTTGGATCGCATCAACGTTCGCCGTCTAATGATCTTTGTCAAGAAGCGCATCTCCCAGATCGCATCTGGCTTGCTCTTTGATCCAAACGTAAATGTAACTTGGGAACGCTTCAAGGCACAAGTAAATCCATTCTTGTCTGAGGTTCAAACAAACTTTGGTCTTTCCGATTTCAAGGTCGTTCTTGATGAAACAACAACAACCCCGGATTTGATAGATAGAAACATTATGTACGCAAAGATTTTCTTGAAGCCTGCTAGAGCAATCGAATTTATCGCGATTGACTTTAACATCACGAGAACCGGAGCGTCCTTCGAAGATTAAAATAAACCGGGGGGTTTCATTCCCCCCGACTATATATTTATAGGATAACAGGAGATTATATAAAATGGCATTTTGGAACATAGCTGCATCAGAACCAAGAAGACAACATAGATTCCTACTGAATCTACCCTTATTAGCAGTCGATGGACAAGCAATCAATATGCAATACCTTGCAAAGACTGTATCAAAACCCGCTTACACTATAGGCGAGACAGAACACAAGTTTCTTGGAAACACATACTACTACCCAGGTGCTGTAACTTGGGATCCTGTAACAGCAACTCTTGTTAACGCTGTGGCTCCTGATGGAAATAAGATTTTATATCAAGCATTATATAGATCTGGATATTTTGATCCTTTTGACCAGAGCAAATTCTTCGGCGCTGCCGGTGATCGCAACGCGGCCACCTCGGCGGCAATTGCCCCCGGAACCCCAAATAAGGCTGCAGCTTTGGCGGCAACCGGTCATGTCATTATTCAAGAGATTGATGGATTTGGTAAGGAAATTGGTAAGTGGACATTAAGAAGTCCATTTATTACAAATGCAAAGTTTGGTGATTTGGATTATGCCGGTGAAGAATTACTTAATTTAGAAGTTACTTTCAGATATGATTATGCCGTATATGAGTCTATTATTAATGGCACAGATTCCTCGGCAGTGACCAACGAAGCCGTCAACAGAGACAAAGGTAATGCAATAAAAAGAAGCCAGCAGACTGGCTAGGGCAGTACACAGAAAGAAGGTGACATTTGTCAAGAAGAAATAACCCAGAGAGGCTGGGCGCTCCGCAACCGGATGCACCCGCCCCTCCACCTCAAGCAACAAACACACAAACAGACATATTTTCATTTATAAATCCAACAGAGTTCGTTGATCTTCCAAGTAAAGGAGAACTTTACCCAGAAGGTCATCCAGCTCATGGTTTGGATTCAATTGAAATACGACATATGACCGCAAAGGAAGAGGACATCCTAACTTCCGAGTCTTTAATCAAGAAAGGCGTTGCACTGGATCGAGTTGTCGATTCTTTGATCGTAGACAAGAGAATTAAAGCAGCCAATCTTTTGATCGGTGATAAGAACGCTTTGCTTATTGCAGCGCGTATCACAGGCTTTGGATCCGATTACGGAGTTAAGATTACTTGTCCTGTCTGTACAGAGCAAACTGATTGCAGTATCGACTTAAATGATCTGCAAATTAAGGATTTGGCTCCAAGTGAAGATTACAAGTCTCTTCCGAATGGTAACTATGAGATTGAATTTCCACAATATAACAATCTTGTTATAGAAGTTAAGTTGTTAAGAGGTGCAGACGAGCGCAAACTAACACAAGCTCGCGAGCAAAGAAAAAAAGCAAAGAAAGAAGATTCTTTGATTACAGATCAGCTTAAGGCAATTATTGTTCGTGTTATGGATATTACTGATCCTACGCTACTTAAGCAATTTGTTGAGCAATGCCCAACAAAGATCAGCAGAGAGATTCGTACAAAGTATGAAACAATTATGCCTGACGTGGATATGGAAATTCCATTTGAGTGCTCAAACTGCGGGTATGAAAGCGAGGTGAGCATGCCATTAACGGCTGATTTCTTTTGGCCTGGATAGCAAATATCAAGAAGGCATATATGAAGAATTCTTTGCTTTAAAGCATCATGGAGGCTGGTCGCTAACAGAAGCTTACAATCTTCCAATACAGCTTCGTAGATGGTTTGTAAAGCGTCTCATTAAGGAATTTGAAGATCAGAAGAAAGCAATGGAAGAAGCTTCTTCATCTAAGAAAAGGCATACTCTAGGATAACGAAGCCGCTTTTGAAGCGGCTTTTGTTTTATGCAACTATTTATATTTGAGGTTCTCCAATGGATAAAATTGTAATTGATTTAAATGACAAAAGCTTGCTTGAGCGTAGAGGCACGTATACAGATTTTTCTTATAATATAAGCCGGCTGCTTATGTCTATGAACATAGCGGGCTTTGATGTTCCAACAACGATAAGAGGAACTCAGTCTCAAATAGATGCTTTTTTTCGCGCACTCAAAAACGAAAAACGTTATATGGATTCGTATATGAAGCATGGTCTTGGAGACTCCAGAACCATGATGAATAAAAGAGATCTAGATCGAGCCGTGTCTGGCTTTGAGCGCGAAACGGGTTTGCGTTGGCCGTTTAAAAACTAGGAGAGTTTTAAATGTCCGATGATATAACCAGTGATGATGTAAAAGCTTTAGTAAAAGAACTTCAAAAGCTTACCCGACAACAAAAATCAGACTCTACTCGTTCGTCTCGCAGCACGCGTCAAGAAATTGAGGGTGCAGGGAAACAGGGAGATGCTAAGAAAGATTTGGAACGGTATGAAAAAGAAATACTTCTTTTAGAACAACAAAAGCAAACGACCGATGGGCTAAACAGATCAGAAGAACTAAGACTTCGCCAAATTAAAGAGTCAATGGACCTTCGGAGGCAACTAGCAGAAGAAGAGCAGAAAGTAATTAAACAACAAGAATTTTACCAGCGTCAATTAGAGAGGTTACAGCAAATAGAAGAAGATGGCGGCGCGCTTACAGACGCACAAATTAAAAAGAAAAGACTTCTTCAGACGCGGATGATGACGCTCAACAAAAAAACCGCTGAACTAACAAATCAGTTAAACAACCTAACTAAAGCGCAGAATGCTGCTAGCAAAGAAGCCGATCGAGGCGCGGGCAAATTTAACTTACTTACCGAAAAATTCACAAAAGTTGGTGGTGCAGCATATCAGTTTGGATTGCACATGCCGACTTCAGTAAGCGAACTAAAGAATTTTGGCTTAGAAATGATGGACTCCATAAAAAGCGGAGAATTGTATCTTGACATTTTTAAGAAACTTATTGGAGAAGGTTTCAATCTTTCGATGGCCCTTGATTCAGTTAACGCCGAATTATCCAGATCAACTGGCTTGTTCCAAGAGACAGGCACCATTGTGGATGAACAAGCCAAAACAATACGCAAAGTAGAAAGCGCCAACCGCATTCTGGGCGTAACTGCACAGGAAACAGCGCAAGCGATGGGTGCGCTTCAAAGCTCAATGGCTGATTTTACAAGAATGTCTAAATCAGATCGGGACTCAATCTTAAATACTGCCACAGTTATGCAAGAACTAGGAATTAGTGCCGGAACAAGCGCACAAATATTTGATAAGGCAACAAAGTCCCTTGGTTATCAGAACAGCGAAATAAGAGGAATCGCAGACGAATTGCACGCAACCGCTCAAAGCCTCGGTGTGCCGTTTAAACAAATCGCTGACGATTTTAATATGGTTGCAACCGAATTAGCTTTCTACGGCGAAACAGCCATTGATGTGTTTAAGGATCTTTCAAAGCAATCCAAGGCAACTGGTTTGTCAATGCAACAGCTTCTTAAGATTGGTGGGCAAGCTTTCAATACCTTTGATGGCGCAGCACAAAAGGTTGGTCGATTAAACGCAATCTTGGGCGGTCCGTATCTTAACTCAATTGATATGTTGAATGCCTCTGAGGCAGAGCGTATTGATTTGATCAAACAGTCAATGGATGCATCAGGTCAAATGTTTAGTGATTTAAGCAAGTACGAGCAGATGGCGATCGCTGACGCTCTTGGTGTATCAACCGAAGAAGCGCGCCGTTTGTTTGGTGAACTAGACGCTTCTCAGGAAATGGATATCCGCCAAAAAGAAAAAATGGAAGAAACAGCCAGAAAAGCACAAGCTACAATGGATAAGCTTAAGAATGCTTTTATGAGTTTGGTTGTTGCGCTGGATCCGGTCGTTGGGCTCTTCTCGTTAATAGTGGAAGGAATCTCGGACTTTCTAAACACTCCTATTGTAAAGAAAATAATGCAAATTACATTATATGCATTGGGATTCGTCGGTGCGCTTATGGGGATTGGAAAGGCGCTAGCTGGTTTAGGAGCTATGTTTTCCGCCGCCGGCGCCGCACTAACGTCGTTTGGATTTGGGCTGGGAGGTCTCGGCACGATGCTCACAGCTGCTGGAGGTGGACTGAGCGCGTTCGGCGCCGGGATGATGGCAGCTGCGGCTCCTTTGTTGCCAATAATTGGCGTCATTGCAGCAGTTACAACAGCGGTAATGATACTTTACAAGCATTTTAAAAACCTTAGAGAAGAGGGTGCAAGCTTTGGAGCTATCTTTACTGACATAGCTCAAAAAGTTTTATTATTTACAGGGTTCATAGGGGTAGCAATTAGTGTGGTTATATCTTTATTTCGTCACTTTAAATCCGGTCAGGGGTTCTTAGAAATACTTAAAAACACACTTTTTGATTTCTTAAACAATATATCTTTTGGTCTTTTAGGAAAATTATTTGGCTTTGGGACAAATGTTGATAGAGGAAGTTTCGGATTTAATAAGCCTAAATCCGTTAATGATGCCATCATCACAACAGATGGTCAGATTATTGAACCTAGCAAACAAGATACTATTTTCGCTGCCAAACCCGGTGGTCCTATTATGGAGAGCCTTGCGGGAGCTGCATCGCCGCTATTAGGCATTGCTGGAATGCTCGGTGGACCTATTATGAAAGGTTTGTTGTTAGCTGCGGCGCCGCTATCAAATCTTGCTGTGGAGACCAGCAAAAACATCAAGGAAGGACTTGCGGAAGCTACATCGCCACTATCAAATCTCGCTGCATCTGCCATGTCGCCAGTATTAAGCCTCCTTGGGGGCGAAACAAAAAATACCACTAATAACAATACCACTAATAACGCCATGAGCCAACAACCTTCCAACGTTAACGTTATTGTTAAGGTTGGTGAAAGAGAACTAAGAGACATTTTCATTGATGTTTTGCGCGACACAACAGCCTCATCGGAGATAAGTGGCTTCGGTGGCAGATAAATAATCTGTCTGAAACCTATATAATGTACTAGCAGGAGATAGAAGTGGCTAACTTAAATTCAGGGTTCAACCCAACAAATAATCCATTTGGTAAAAATTTTAACATTCTTATCAAACACTTGCCTACAAATAGAGTTGTCGAGTTTGAAGGTTGGGTTACTGAATTTAACGATCAATTTACTTCTGAATGGAATTCTGAAACAGTATACGGAAGAATGGATCCTCTAGTAACATTCCAAAGAACTGGAAGATCTATTTCTTTGGGGTTTGACGTTGTATCTGATAACGCAGCCCATGCTGCCCGAAACTTAGGTCATATTGGAGAGCTAATTAAATTTTTATATCCTGTGTATGATTTGGGGCCTGATAAAGAGCGAGGTCTTCAAACAAGATTAAAAGCAGCCCCTCTCATAGGCTTAAAATGGACTAATCTAGCTAGTAGCGCTGACAATAATAGAATGTTGACAGGTTATCTAGCGGGCGTCAATTACACTCCAGATTTATCTGTTGGTGGCTTTTTACAAGGCGGGACGCTGAAGGTCGAAAAGGAAAAAAATATTGAAACTTATAACGGCGGCAGCGATCTTGCGTTACCAGACGGTCCTTTGGTATCAACATCTTATACGACAACCACAAAGGAACGCGGTCTTCATTTCATTCCTAAAAAAGTGAGCATTAGTTTGCAATACACAGTTATTCATACTCATTTAATGGGCTGGGCTTCACCAGAAGGTTCCTCACAAATTACTTTTGGTGGAAAAGAAGTTATTGAAAACTCTTTCCCTCATACGAATAAAGTAGTGATTAGTTCTGAGGATACAACTTTAACAGGTCAGCAAACGCCGGGGGAGCAACCACAACGTTTAGCTGCGGCAGATGAGGCAGATCTTAGTTTCCTCACGGCGCCGGGTACTCAGTTCCCCGTGGGAGACCTAGGGAAATAACCTATGGCTAATAGATACGATAAAAGATCTTTATTTTTTAATAGAGAAGAGCTTTACAAAGATCTTATTAAAGAAAGAAATTTGAATAATGGATTAAGACATTATTCAACTCCTATGATAGAATATCCAACAGTAGCGCAAATTTCTTCTTTAACCAGAATCAAGCACATTTGGCGCACAGGTGATCGATACTATAAGTTAGCGATCGATAACTATGGATCTGCTGAATATTGGTGGGTTATTGCTTTCTTTAATCAAAAGCCAACAGAAGCAGATTTAAAAGTGGGCGATGTTGTGGAAATCCCACTTCCCTTGGAACGCATATTAGGAATACTCGACCAGTAGGATGAAAAATGGCTAATGATAATAACCCTGATGCCGAGGCACGCGCAGAAGCTGAAAAGAAGAAAAACACACTTGAGCCCATTGATTATCAGTGCGTTCTTTTAGAGAATGTACATAGAATAAAGCGCGACAATCCAACATTTAATAGGGTTACGCTTTTAAATGATCCGGAAGGTAACGAAGGGACTCTTATGTCTCGGATACAACACGGAGGTCGCACTGATGAAATCAGAGAAATTCTTAATCTATGCCCAGAAGTATACGCTTCTCTTTTGCCTTATTTGAGATTAAGTCGAGTCGATTATAAAAAAGATGATCCTACTACTATAGAGCAAGAGATACCTCTTGAGATACCAAATTTTTTGTCTCCAAGCGATGTTGATCAAATCACTAAAGGACAAATTGGCCGGGCGCCCGGTGCTGGCATAAAATCCTTCTCTTGGTCCCTGGATGGTGTGCAGCCTGCTGAGGTTGATAACAACATCACAGCTAATTTGGTTGTATATTTTCAGTCTTTAAGTGATTTCTTTAAAGGAGCCGAAACAAGCCCAGGTAGATATGCTGCTCAAAGACCAAATAAAGCTACATTTTTAGATTTAATAATTAACGCGCCGACTTCACGGAAAGTTGGAACTTCCAATTCAACAAAGCCACCTAATGTTTGCAAACCCACAGGAACAAACTTGGAATATGATGGCGGCGGCTTTAGAATAAAGGTCTGCGCTGGATGGACTTGCCCTGATAATTTATCAACAATGTTTCCTCATCTTGCAAATAAGGCAGAGTTAATTAAAAAAGCAATTGATGCAACAAGAGTTTCTCTTTATTTACAACAAGTTCGACACAATTTACAATTTAACCAAAATGGTAGCTTAACTTTGACAGTTACATACCAAGCAGCCATTAGTGGAATTGCAACAAGTGAAAAATTTAATATTCTTAAAACAAGCCAGCAATCTTTACCGCCGGCTGAAAGTACCAAACTAGATGAGCTATTGGAACAACTAAAAAAAGAAAGGCAGGGCGATACTGCGGATCTAACTGATTCCCAACTAGAAAGCAAAAATAAGAAAATCGATGAATTATTAGAAAAAATAAATGATTTGCAACAAAAAGATAAAAAACTAAAATACCAATCTTTGCTGGATGGGCTTTATCGCTCGAATAAAATCCGTGCGTTTCGTGTTTCAAATACCGAACTGCTTATTCCTGATTTGAAGTATCTTACTGAGGAAGAAAGGCAAGAATATTTTAAAAATAGAGCATCTGCTTCTACGGATAAAGCAAAAATAAGCTCTGTTACCGGGGTAGGGTCTGATGCCCTAGAAGCCTTAAAGAATCCGGACAACGAATCAGCAAAAGAAGCCGCCGAAGAAGCAGGAAAAAAGGTCGATCCTGAAAAGGCACCAGATATCGATAGAACACAACAAACAGATATTCACTTTATGTATTTGGGCGATATCATAGATAATATTCTTTCTCAAATACAAGAAAACAATGAAATGCCTGACCTCGACTATCAGATATTTATGCAGAAAATAAAATTTATTGATTTAAATAAAGCTTTTCAATTAAGTGATAATGATTTAACAGTTCTTTCAAAATGTTCAAACGCCACGGCAGTGGCACAAGTTGGTCAGACAAATTTAAATAATATATATGATTTGCTGCCCATATCAGAAATTCCAATATCAATGGATTTATTTCAAACTTGGTTTATTGATCGGGTAATCAAGCCAGAAAGAAATAAATATTATCTTTTACACTTCTTAAAAGATTTAACATCAACTTTGGTGACAAATGCATTGAGAGCCGGTTGTTATGGAACTAAATTTAGAATATATCAAAGATTCGATATTCAGCCGATTAACTACTCCCTTAAAAGACCCGCAATACCTACGTCTGTTAAAGACTTAGGAGCGGCTCAAGCTCGCCTTACATGTGACGAGGCACCCAATAATACAAGAAATGGTATGGTTATGTTTTCAACCGATTCTAAGGGGACTGGCTTAACAGGTGATTTCGAAAACGATCTAAGGCAAGGTATTTATCATCAGTATATTGGCGCCTCCTGTGGGTTGCTGAAGGAATTAAACTTTAGTAGAGAAGAGCAGCCCTATCTAAGAGAAGCAAAAATTCAAAAAGACGGAGCGTTAGGTGCTGAGCAGTTAAGAGAACTGTTCTCAGTTGATATCAAGATGGTAGGTAATAACTTATTTAAGAACGGACAGTTAACCTATGTTAATCCTGTGTTGATTAATACAACCGAAGAGCAGCTGAGATTGTTGGGCCTTCACGGATATTATCTGATAACCGCAGTCAAGTCGGAAGTAACAGAAGGCGGCTTTACTACAACACTGAAGGCACTTCAAGAAGGCATCGAATTCCCAACAGTTCCGCCGGCTGTACAGAGTAGCACTGATCAAGCTGATGAACAATCTCCTTCTGACGATCCCGATCACATCCTCGCGGAGATGGTGGCTCAACAAAGCTTGCTCCCGGAAGAAGGATAACTTGAAAAAAAGTAATAAAAAGATATTTAAAGCATGAGCCACATTATTAAGTTTACAGAACAGGATTTAACTAACCCTAGAGGGTCTAACGGACTGTCGTCTTATGCAGCATATTATCAGAGATTGCTGTATCGAGAGGAAATATATCCTGACGTCAACTATCGTCCTCTTGACTTATGGTATGACAAGGTATACTATGGCAGAATCGATAGAAAGCAGAACACAATTTTACCTAATTCTAAAAATCTGAAACAATTAAGACCCGGTATATTTGCTTTGGACCATGTTGTAGACCAGTTTTTTGCTTTTCAAGAAAAAATGAGATTTGCTTTAAACTCAGGAGTGTGCCTATCGGATGGTAACCCCTTAATAACAACCCCTGTAGCCAAAAAAGCTTATGTAAATCCAATCCCATCTTATAATGCATATTTAAATTCTATTTTCTCTACTTTTACATCAAGATTTCAAAGAGATACAAATCAAATTACAAATTTTGATACATTTGCAAGCTTAATGATGGATTTCTTAATGGAAGCATCGCACTTTGTTCCAATCACTTTAACAAATTATCTTCTCGGAGACTTAGGGTCTATTTTTAATACTGGAATCGTAATTGCATTGGATGTAGCCGATCCCGGCGATGATAATTATAAGTATGAAGATTGGCTATCTGATCCAAACTTTGATTTTTATGTGACAGCTGCTAAAAAATATGGCTTTATTGTTGAAAAGAACATTCCTTGGTTAATGGTTGCCGATCTTTTTTCTGAGCAAACTGTGGAATCTTTATTAGACTACAAAGATATTAATGGATATCCTATAACAGAAGAAAATTATTTTGATCATTATTTTTATAAAACTTTCACAACAGATATGGATCTATTAGTTAGATTTATCATTAACTCTTATACAGGGTATGTGCAGCAAAATCCTCTTTACGAAGAAAAAGCATTTAACTCTTGCGGAAAATTTAAAATAGATGTTTTAGATCGTTCCACAACAGTTAATACAGCATTTTTGACCGATAAAAGAATTGTTGATCTATACTTGCAGCTAAGAAGCAATGAGGCGGGAACACCAATAAAGTTAGATAAAAAGTTATATGATGAACTTTATTTTTCGTATCAGTTCCGACCAAATAAAACTCTTACGAATATGGCCAATGCTGCAAATTATATTAACGACAAGTATATAAACTATATCTACAGCGCTAGAGAGAACCTTCTCAACAAAACCAACGAAAAAGTTCTTGACAACCCCGAACCAACTGATACACTGACAACAGACTCAAGCGCTTACTAGGCGCTTTACGGGAGGAAGCTTGCTTTTTCAAGTTCTTGACGCCAAACGCGATTGTGTTGGCTATTTCGCTGAAAATCAAATAAACTCTACGACGGATCTTCCATCAGAAGGTGGCACTTGGGAATATTCTAGTCATATGGGTAACGGTAACTACGAAGTAGCGCGCATCTACGCCAACGGAGCGACGATTACAGACGTTTGTCCGGAGCATATGAAGGCTGACTGGGAGGAAATCAAAAAGACGCTTAGATCGTGTCTGAAAGCCTTCAAAACCGCTGACCTTTCTTTGGACGATAACTGCTTTTATGACGTGTTGCCCGAGTATTTCTTGTATCGTTACATGAACGCGAAAAATGAGGTCACAAAGCACGTTTTGGAGACCT